TGCTGGTATTTACCTATTGTGATATAGTCTGGTATCTTAACTTCTACTTCTCTTTTCATATAATTAAATATTAATTTAGTCTACTACGGTAACTATGTTATTTGTAAGACCAGGTAGGTCTAACTGTTTGAGTACCTATTACTGTTATTGGTTTTCTTTGTAGGAAAGAGGTTCTACTAAAATTAGCTAGCATTAAACTATCTACATAGTCATCATGACCTCCATTAGGGTGGCTAAAAGTAAGCTTACCATTTCCAGATAACTTGTAAGTATAAGAAGACATTTCTTGGTGTAATTCCGGACATAAATCTATAGAAGGTATTTCTATATTTAACGATTCGATATCTGCAATCAACTTCCTAACCATTTCAGTCTTATTATCTTGTGTGGTATTCCACTCCTTTATCTTAGGAAACTTCTTCTTAAGTAAGTCATACATTGCTCTACCTATACCGTTAGTCTCAACATATCCGCCTACTACATTATAATTAGTTAGGATATTTGAAAACTTATCTGCAATAGTAGATATATTTTCTCTGTTTAAAGCTTCCATCCATACTACTCTACCCACAGTATTAATGCAAGTAAGTACAGACATATCTTCTTGTAATCCAGTATCTACTCCTACAAATACATCCTGACGTCTAGATAAATCGAATATGCCTACTGAAGCTACAGCCTCTATGCCTACGAATACATCTGAACTAGCATCTGTAAATTCAGCCATATACTCTTGTTTGAAGATACTCTCCGGTAATGACTTCCTGGCTTCATCTATCAAAGACTTGTTTATGTAAGGACATTCGGTTAAAGGTATCTTGAAAGATATTGTATCTGCTAACATATCTTTACCTTTTAGATACCAAGTATAAAAGTGATTCTTACCCCTTGGTGTAGACACTAGGAGACACTTCTTACCGGTAGGGTTAAGTGTAGGTAATATAGCAGATTGTATAGCTGATTCTTTCTGGAAGGCTACCTCGTCTAAAATGAGGTAATGAAAGCGAAAACCTCGTATAGAGTCAGGATTATCGCTAGAGAGAAACTTAAGACTAGACCCATTAACAAAACTAATGTTAAGGTCTTGTCGATTACTTTGTACAATAATATCCCTAGCTGCTTCAACAACTTGATCATATACCGCTTTTGCTTGGTTATATATTGGAGATACCCAACCACCTTTCTGATTCTTATCACTAAGTAACCAATAGAGCATTAGGTTCATAGCTAGTAATGTCTTACCACTACCACGAGGAGCTACTACTACTCCAAATAAATGTTCTGAGTCTGCATAAGATTCAATTACTTCTCTCTGCTTATCGAACGGTGTGAATAATTTTATTTCCATAACTAGTCTTGACCACCAAAGGATACTTTAATCTCTCCGGTTAGTCTAGCATCTATTTCTTGTTTGATAATATCGTTACCTGAGTACTTAAGAATCTGGTCTACTGCTCTTTGTCTGATTTTAGGATTATCATCTGCTAATAAAGAAACTAATTCTTGCATAGCTGGATCTAACATACCGTCTAATTTAGCTTTCCACCTTTCATCGTATACTTCTTTAGCACTAGCCCAATAAGCACAATATTGTTGTTCTGATTTATCCTTGTAAGTCTCATGACAGTATTCTACCCATTGTTCCTGTCTCATAGGTCGGTCTAAGTTATATCTCAACTCGATACACTTCTCGACTCTATCTTTTATTTCTGCGTTTGTTAATTTGATACCCGCCATTATATGTTAATTATATATACCTATATAAATACACCCTTATTTCACTTCCTGTCCTTTCTTGAGATGCCTAGGTGCATGCCTTTCTCTATAGTCTAAATACTTCCAGTTATGTTCTTGGTATAAGGGATAGACTAATTCGTAATCATAATCCCAATCCAATCTCTCGTATTCCTTCTTAAGGTTAATCTGTTTACCGTCTACTATTACGTAGTGATAATAATAAGAGATAAATGCTTTTACTGTATTACCATTCTTAACACATACTACTCTATGCTTATTAGTTATGACATATGAATCAGATACTCCTGGTAGATACTTATACTCCTCTCCTGGTAATAATTGTGCTGTTAATTTAGCCGGTGCTTTTTCTAACTCTCTGGTGTAATCTAGCGGTAGGTTATTATAAACTAATCGTTCAACCCTATAATAATCGTCTTCAGTAATATATTCTCTTTTCTTAGTTCCATAGTTTTTAAGTGTTACCCATATCCCCGTCTGGTCCTGATATACTCTTTTCTTTCTTTTTGTTTTCATAACGATTATATAAATCTACAACTTTTGTTTTTAATCCTCCTAATTCACAACTACATCCTCTTGTTAAGTGTCTATTAGCTCCTGTTAGAAGTTTTTCTGCTTCATAATAATTAAAGAGTACCTCTTTTCTTAAGGTTAGATGCATTGACGGTTTAAATACTTCTTCTAACCATTGGTCCTGTTCGGGTGTTAATTCATATACCATTCTTCTATTCTATCGATTGTGTGGTTTATAATATACGCTGTTAAGGATATAATTACCCCTGTGTATATATTTTGAGTTACAATAGTGCCTAGGATTAGGCCCATGCATTTAGGACAAGTAAAGATTTTAGTTATCCACTCCACATTAATTTTCTGGAGTATACGATTCTTTATTCCTTGTATAGGCTCATACCAGCTAGTAATTAGTACTGCTATTATGGCTAATCCTAAGATCTCTCTAATCATTGATTATCTTTTTAAGATAGTCCTCTATAATATTGTGTATACGTGTAACCTCTTGTTCCTCTCTTTCTTTCTTCTTCTTATTAATATAAGATATCACTTTGGGTGATATTAGGTATAAGACAGTTAACGAGAGTATCACGATTGTTGTTATTAGTGTTAGTATCATAGGTCAAAGCAATGTTGGCATTTAGTTCTAATTTGTTTAACGATTCTTTTTATGTCTCGTAATAAATGCCCGTTATGTATATTATATTTTTGGTTTATAAATGCGTAAGATTTACCCTGGATTATCTTTTCTTCTATTAGCATCTTCTCATAAGGGTTTAATTTATCTAACTCTCTCTTCATACACTGGATTACTAATCCATACTCTTGCTCTATATCCTCTTCTTTTACGTACTTATAGTTATCGAAAATCTCTCTAGAATTAATACTATCTCTTCTATATGTGTTATAGAACTTACTATTACCACTCTTAACTTGAATAGTACAGATATAGGTAATAAAATTTTCCGTCTTATTATTTAAGTACGTCTCCCATCTCTGCTCTAATGGCTTTGCTAAATAATACTCTAATCCTACTACTAGTAAATCATCTGCCCATAAATGTTTATTATGTCCACAGATCTTATCCATGTTAATTCTTAGCTGTGGGTAAATATCTCCTAAGTGTTTATCAAGTATTTTTCTCTTTTCTTCTTCTGTATGCATTTTTAATCTTTAGGTCTTACAACCTGTTCTTTCTAAGTTAGTTAAAATTTGGGGAAAAAACAACTCTTTTATATAATTAGTCAGTATATATGGAAACAAAAAAGAGACCCTTTTGAGATCTCTTCTTAATTATATAATTATATATGTATATATTTTATACGTAAGCACTAGTTCTTAAAGTACCGTCTCCGTTCCAAGCATATATAAAGTTTGTAACTTCTGAGTTTTGCCATCTAGTACCTGGAGATGCTCCTATGAAACTACCATCAGATTGTACTAAAATATCTGAAATACTTCTTCTTGACAGTACAGGTATTGTTACACCCATCGCTGTAGGATTGTATAATGTAGTATCATAATTTCCATTACTTAGTAAACGTATTACACCGTTCTGATCATAATCAGTTCCTACCCATCCTGGTATATTCGGCATTTGAGTATTTGAGAAGTTACCAGGCATTAAGATCTTACCATCAGGCTGTACAACAAACTTTCTAGTACCAAATCCAATCTCTGCACTTGGTATATTAAAGCCTGTATCTACTGTACCATCAGTATTTAATTTTCCTATGTTAAATCCTGCTGAAGTAACACCGCTTACTACTTTTTGGAAGAATGGACCTCCTACTAGTACTTTACCGTCTGATAAAACTGTCGGAGAGAAAGATAATGCTGTAGCACTAGATCTTACTAATTGGTTATGAGTCCAAGAGGCGTCTCTTGCACCTGTAGATAATACAATTTTATATAAGAATCTTATACCTACGCCATCTATAGTTGTAAATGGACCTCCTACGTAAGCTCTATCATTAGGTATATCAAAATCAATATACCAAGATTCACCTGTTGAAGTAACTGTTTTAGTAAGATAAGTATAAGAAGTATCTACTGCTTTTGTAGTAAGATTTATTCTAACAAAGTTACCATAAGTTGTGTTGCTGTTTACCTGAGTAAAGTTTCCTACAACGTATAGATATCCTCCGTATATTTTCATATCTGAGATAGTACCATTAAAAGTAGGCCATCCTGTATCTGTTACTCCGGCAGCAGTCCAACATCTAAAGAAATCTGATGTAGTTGTACCGCAAAATACCCTTCCTGTAGTAGGGTCAACTGCCGTAATTCTACCAGCTCCTGAAGCAAATGCAGTACCTGTAGTGTCTAAGGTTTGCTGTGTTCCAAAAGAATCTAACTTAACCACTCTTAGAGCTGCATTACCTTTATAAGTAGTAAATGCTCCTGTTAATAATAAACCACCATCGTAGGTGTTTCTAATTATAGAGTTTGTTGTATTGTTAAAGCCGGTAGTACCAAAAGTACCATTCCAGGGAGCGAGAATCCCGCTACCCTGGTCTGCTTGGAATGCAAATGGAGCAAATATACTCATATGTTATGATAAGTTTTTAACTGCTGTTGCTAATAAACTAGTTCCGTCGAATGATACTAATGTTAGAACGTCTACTGCACTTAGAGAAGTTGTAGCTACGTAATCAGTTCCTCCTGCAAATTTAACACTTGAAGGGAATGATATAGTTCCTGCTGTACCACTGTTCTGAGTGACCTGTATGTTTATTGTTTGACCAGCTGTTATATTAGAAGGATTCAATAATGTATCTACTCCTGATCCTAAAGTCAATGTAAAGAAGTTACCTATTGCACAATCTAAAGATCCTGTATTTGAAGCTGGTGTTATTGTTTGAACTGCTCCTACTACTTGGTCGTTAAATGTTACTTTATTATTTGCAGTTAACTCTCCTGTTAAGGTTGTATTACCGGTTACTCCTAGAGTAGTTCCTACTACTAAAGAGGTTCCTATTGTAGCTGCAGCATTAGTATTTAAACTACCGTTAACTCTTACGTTATTGAATCTAGCATTTGTTACAGCACTGAATGAACCAGAAGCTGCAGTCATGTTTATTGTAGGTAACGAAGCATTACCGATACTAATTGTACCTGTAGTTATAGCTGTAGAAGGCCCTATACTAACACTTGTAGCACTTAATCCAATATTTGTTGTATTTAATCCTGAGTTCTGTAGCAGGATTGAAGACCTATTATTAATGTTTGTAGATCCAGTAGGAATAAGGTCTAATGCAAATCCTCTACCGTTAGCATATAGTCCAGATCCAAAAGTAGTATTATCATAAGAAGTATTGTTATAGTTTTCTATAGCAAAAGCTTGTCTGTATGCAGTACCTCTAGTCTGATTTACAAATCCAAATCTTGAATTGTTAAAGTTTTGAGTACTGGTTGTAAATGGAGCTATGTTAACAAAAGAGTTACCTGTTATGTTAACCATACCGATATTTACGTTACTACCAGGTGCTGCAGTTCTAGTTTTTAAACTACCTGTAATCTGAACACTAGTATCGACAAATAAATCGTTACCATATCCACCAATAGGTGCTTCAAAAGCTACTCTTTTTACAGTAGTCGGAGAAGCATAAGCTGGTTGGAAGAATGCAAAGTGGTCATTCTCTGGGAATGAAGATATAGCAAGCCAAGGTAAATTACCTGGTGTTGTTTGCATATTAATCCACTTGTTACTTGCAAAATCTCTCTTTACAGATCCTGAATAGAATCTAATTGCACTAGAAGTTGTAGTAGGGAATACTCCTTGGAATAGATCTACTCCTCCTTCTGTATCAGTGTTAAATGTTAAGCTACCTGTTATATCAGTACCTGCTTTTAAGGTTTGTCTTTGAGTGAAGGTATTAGCTTGATCTTTTCTAGCATAGTTTTCTTGACCTGCTACATAAGAAGCTGAAGTAGCTGTACCAGATAAATTACCTGTAAATCCACTTGAAGCTACTACTGAGCCTGTTACTACTACGTTAGTACTAAAGTCTACTTTTGCTCCTGTATCTGTAATACTAGAATCTGTTACGTGATCTTCACCTTGTGATTTTAATACTTTATTTGCAGTTGGGTATTGAACGTTATAGATATCTGTAGATCTAGGACCTGCTAAGAATCCACCCGCCTTATATCCACCTTCTGCAGTAGCTTCATATATCCAGTGATTCTCTAAAGAGTCCCACATAATAGATCCTGTCTGTAATGAACCTGAATCTACTACTTTTACTCCTCCAAATCTTTGAACTGGACTATCTGTATTTAATTGAATAAAGTTTTCTCCAGTCTTAACTATAGATCCTGTCACTTGTAAAATATATGCAAATGAACCAGTTCCGTTTACTGTTATATTGTTAAAGGTTTGAGTACCTCCGAAGTTATAATTACCTGTTAAGCTTTTTGCATTTCTCCATACCGAACCGTCAAATTGAAGTAAGTCTCCAGATCCGGAAGGACTAGAAATTAATACGTCATGTAATTCACTTAACTCATATCCGTTATCTATCTTAATGTAGATTGAACCTTGAGATGCATTCTGTCTTAATACTTGACCTAATCTAACTGTATGATTAGGAGCAGTTTGTGGAGTTGCAGTAAATGTACCGTTACTACCTAAGTATAAGTTAGTACCAGGAGTATATGAATTAGTATTTACTGCTAGTAATCTACCTGAAGTCATTACATATCCAAATCCATTTATTGCAATTTGTTCGTTAGTAATTCCTATTGAATTAGCTGAAAGAACATCTGAAGTAGGTTGTGCTAAAGCGATTTCTGGATTATCTCCTGTTGCACCTGTAATACGAACCACTCTACCTTTTTCTATAATAGCTCCTGAAGTATTTCTTACGTATAATAAGATATCTTGTGCATTAGTTGAAGAAGTAGCCGTTGTAGCACTAGTAGCTGTACTTGCTGTAGTAGCATAAGAAGCTGAAGTTGCAGTAACTGCGGCAGTAGCGTTAGCTACAGCACTTGAGATTCTATTACCTGCTAAGTTACCTGTAGTAGATGCTAATGTTATTTGAGAAGATCCTGATACTATTCCTACTGGTTTATTTGCTAAACCTGTAAAAGATATTTGACTAGATCCTGATACTAACCCAACCGGCTTACCTGTAATACCTGTCCAAGGAATAGCTGATGCCGTTACAGCACCTGTCAATCTTGAAGCCGGAAATAATCCTACTGTGTTACCTACTGTAATTTGAGCTGATCCAGATACCAAAGTTGGTTTACCTGTTACACCTGCAAATGGTACTGCATTGGCTGTACCTGCAATTGCTGCATTAGCTACTGTTCCGTTTACTCTTGCTGCTGCTAAATCACCTGTAGTACTACCAATAATAATTTGTCCTGAACCAGATACTAAGCCTACCGGCTTACCTATAATGGTTGAGTATTGAGTACTGTTAGCAAAGCCTGCTGTTTGAGCATAAGAGGAAGTAACCTCTTGAATAATTTCGTAAGAAGCAGAAACTGCATATAGAGCATAAGATGCTGTATAAGCGTTAACGGCTTGAGTAGCGTTTGAAGCTATAATGTTAAGCTGCGGTATTACAGATCCTGTACCGTTAGTAAGGTATGAACCTGAAATCTGTGTAAGCTTTTGGTAGGTATTTCGTACCTGCGTACCTGTAAGATTGAATCCCATAGTATATTATCTTGTTTTATATTCGTTTTGCGGAAATTGTGGGAAACGACTATCGTAAGTCTGTATTCCTCTTCTTCTCAATTCCTGATAGAATGTTGATCTTGCAAAACCAAATGGATTTCTATATTTTGTATTATAGTCAGGCCATTGATCGTATAGTTTATTAGAACTATTTAGTTCAGGGTATGTAGCTTGCTCTTCTATAATGTAATTAGTTAATCTATCATTATAGTAGTTCATCTTATTCTCTACTGTCTGCTTCTTTACATTATATAAAGAACGATCAGCAGCAATAGAATTCTCACCACCATTAGGTACTAATAAACCGTTATTTCTAGCACGTAAGTAGATAGAGTCTAACGCATACCAATAAGCTGCGTAAAGTAAAAAGTCCTGAATATATGCATCTAGGATATACTTATAGTCTGAATACTGTGACTGAGTAATATCTCCTGTTTCTACGAGATTTAAAATCTTATTATATAACAAAGTACCAATACACTGTTGAAGAGGTATGTCTTGAGCCTCTCTAATAGCATTCTTAATGAGCATAGTATCGACATTATTGTCCATATCTGTAAACTCTCTAAGCTTTGCTTCTGATATTAAAAATACATCTGTCATATTATCCTAAATTTTCTGGTTGTTGTAAATTTGCATCTTCTGCATCAGTAGTCTCTGCTGAAGTTACTACCTCTTCTTCTACCTCTCCATCCGCAAATAATTTCTTTTGAATTACACCTAATACTATATCTGGATAGTTTACTTGCATTATGCTTTCAAGACTTCTTAATAGGTCTTGTTGGAAAGGAACAATTACTGTATTTTGTAATAGTAAATAGGCATCTAACACCTCTTGTCTACCACCTAATTGACCTTCAGTCTTAATACCTAAGATCATTGGTGAAGTAATTCGATGTGCTGTTAATATTTTTTGTGTTGTCATGTCGTTGACGTTCTCATAATAAGCGTCAGCTCCATTTTGAGCAATCGGAGTAATTACTGGTGCATTTTCAGGTGCGTCTACATCCATGTAGATAAGACTACCAGCATTACTAGATCCTCCGTAGTTACCCTGTAACTGAGCTCTTACAGCTTGAATCTGATCTTCTGATCCATTCATAAAAGTTGTAATTGCTAGCGACGGTGCTAAACCGTTCTTGATATTGTTAACGTGGAAGTTATCAATCTCTGTATCTAATTCAATTACCTTTAATGCAGCACAATAATCCGGAAGAGGATAATAATCCTGTCCTGGACGGTAATTACGCATTACGAATATTTGATTAGGTTCGTCGTATTTTCTTTTTTCGTTAAATACAGGTAAGTAAGGAATATCTTGTCTTAATCCTGTTGTAACGTATCTGCTATTTTTATCCCATTCTGAAGAGATAAAGTATCCTGGTACATGACCTCTAAAATCTTTTACTTCTGCCCTTAAGTAAGAAAAGTCAATGTGGTATACTTCAGCAATCTTAGTTCTATCGTTAGACCAAATTACTTCGAAAGCATATGATCCGTATAATTTAAAGTCAAGAGCTAATTTAGCATATAAGTCATTCCACGTTTCTCCGTGTGAATTTGCACGATCTAGATAAGTCTCTATATTAGCTGTTAAACCTTCACCTACTATTCCTTCGGTAATAGCATTTACTGCAGCTGCATGAATACTTGATCTATTATAAAGATCGATAAGATGTTGAGGAAATAAGTTATCATTTCCAAACTTTATAAATTTCTTTTCTCCTTTAGTTTCTAGAAAATCAAAAGATCTACCCTGTTGAGGTAGTACTGTTTGAAAATTGAACTTTTTAGAATTGTCTGTTGCCATATTATAAATTATATGTTGTGTACGTGCCTGTTTGGTTCGTACCTGTATACTGAGTTATAGTTACTCCATTTACTCCCTCTACCCATGCTCTATCAGTACTAATTAATCTCTCATTTACTATAAGTGCTTCATCCCAATCACTTGTAATAGTCTGCCATTCTGAGGCTATAAGGTTCCAAATATCACTCGCATAGACGCCTTCATATGTATACATAGTATACTGTCCCTTATTCAGAGGTAAACTTCCTGAAGGAACTGTAAAATTAATTCTTGGAGTGAAGGAATTAGGCGTATTAGTTAATGTAGGAAATATCTCTTTAGAAGAATTATCTAAATCCTGTACTAATAATATTCTTAATGAACCAGAAGGAGACGTTAAATATACCGGATCTGTATCCGGGTATACTGTATGACTTCCTAACGGTACATAATTATAGAAATTAACCATATCGTCTTTATACTTAAATATAAGAAAAAAGGGGTACGGATCCTACTAAGATACCTGTACCCCCTCTTTCAAGTTTTATTCTTAACTAGATACTGTAATACCAGACAATGCTGATGATAAAGATCCGTTAGTTGAAATTTCAGTGAATGGTAATGGTTCCTGACCATTGAAAGTCAATGCATATTGATTGGCGTCTCCAAATGCAGTACCAGTTCCGCCTGTTCCAGCAGACAATGTTAAGCCTCTGTAACGACCTGCTAAGAAGAATTCTCCTACGTGATCGCTAGTTCCGTTATTCGTTTTCACGATGATAGTTAAGCTTGGGTTTTGAGCCAATACTTTAACTTGGTTACGGATAGAGGATTGTAACTTATGGAAAGCTACGTTTATTGTCTGATCATAGAACACCGTTCCATTCTCATTAGAAGGTGTAGGTGTTTCTGTAAAGTCTCCCACGTTACGTGGTAATTCGAATTTATAGAATTTACCTGACCCTGTGATAGCGGTAGCTAAACCTTCAGTTGGTTCTGTGATAGATGAGATAGATCCTGATAAGATATAGATCTCATCGATACCACCAGCATTATCGCGACAACCTAAAGTAAAGCCAGATGTGATGTTACATGCCATTTTGTATGTTTATTTAATAAGTTATTATAAAGTGGGGGCTTTTTACACCCCCATTTAATTATGCACGTGCGTTAGAAACGATGTACTCTGGATAAGCTACTTGAACACCCAACTTAGTTGAGATTCTGTGCTTCAATTGATCAGTGTTGATATCGTACCACATTTGGAACTCAGAGAAGTC